ACGGGACGCACAAGAACGGCAAACCCAAGGCCCGCGGGAAAGCCGCGGCCGTCGCGAACTGATCTATCGACCCAGGGGAACGGATTCCCCGCTTCTCTCTGAGGTTCCAAGGTGTTCAGCCCCGCGATTCGCCGGATGCTCGCAAACGGTTCGGCCCGCGTTGGCCCGCCCGTTCGGGTCGAAATTCCGCAATTACGGAAAACCGGAATTTCCGCCGGAACGCAGGCCGCGGACCTCGAGCTACCGCCCTCAACGAATCACCTGTTCATGAACGGGAAGAAGGGAACGGGCCGGTTCAAGACGCCCGAGTACCGCGAATGGATTGCGACCGCGGTTCCGCTTCTCGCCGGTTCGCTCAGGCCGGTGAAGCTGTTGCCGTTCCGCATTCGTTACACGCTGTTCGGCGGCGCGGGACTCAACCCCGGCCGCGACCTTGGGAACATTGAGAAGCCGCTCACCGATGCACTGGTGAGCGCGTGTGTAATCCCGGGTGATTCGCTCGCCGCCGGGTTGTACGGAATCGCCCTCGACTTCAAGAACCAAGACGAAGGCCGTGCGTTCGTGCGTGTGGAGATTCGGGAAGGACCGAACGCACCCGACTACAGCGGCTTGTGATGGCGCTCGCCGAACGTGTGGCCGCTCAATCCGGGATCCTCAGTAAACGCGCGGAGAAACGATGATCACGGGCCACGGCGCAAAGCTGTTCATGGGACCGCTCGAGGGAATGCCCGTTTACGTTTCCGAGTTCGCACTCGTGAAGCGGTGGGTGTACCCGGTTGAACGATTCTGGACCTACGTTCCAAGCCCTGAAACGGAACGCTGGTGTCGGTTCTTCGGATTCGGCCACGAGGTGAGCGAGCCCGGCGCGTACGTGATCCAAGATCCGCGGCCGAGGTTGGTGGTTCACCCCGCACTGGTGAAGCAACTTCGGGGAGGAACTGTCGAGATTCCCGGAGTGTTTCACATCGAACCAAGAAAGGCAGAAGGGAAGCCATGAAAGACAGCGAGTTCCCGACCGCGAAAGCTGGTGCCGCATGATCCACGCCCACGACTTGCAGAACCTGCTCATTCGCGGCCCGCGAACCAAACCGGTCGCGGAGTTCGCCGAGGAGCTTCTTCCCGTGCCCGTGCTCGTGGAAATCCGCCTGCCCGGTGCGAACCGTCCGCAAGTGCCGGTGATCGCAATGCGGGTGGAGAACGGGCAGTACGTGCTCACCATCGAGCCGGACGCGCAGATCCGCAGCACCGTCGCGGAACTCCGCGCGTACGCGAAGGGCTATTACGCCGGAAAGGAAGCGGCAAAGAAATGACCGCCATCGCCGAGCAGATGAAGATAAGCGCCTTGCAACCGTGGTTTGGTGGCAAGCGCACGCTCGCGCCGCGCATCGTCGCCGAGTTCGGGCCGCACTCGACCTATTGGGAGCCGTTCTGCGGTTCGTGTGCCGTGCTGTTCGCCAAGCCCGAAGCCAGAATGGAAACGGTGAACGACCTGCACGGTGACTTGGTGAACTTCGCCCGCGTCGTCAAGGATGAAGACCAGTGCGCACGCCTGCACTGGCGGTTGCTCCGGACATTGCCGTGCGAGCAACTGTACAACGAGGCCCGAAACGAGATCACGAAGACACAACCGCCGCCGCTCACGTTCCGTGCGGAAATGATCGATCGCGCCTACTTCTATTTCCTTTACGGTTGGCTTGGAATCTCGGGTTTTGGTGGAACGAAGGGTTCGAACACGTCGCTCGCGATTCGCTACTCGGGGACCGGTGGAGCGCCCGCCACGCGGTTCACGAATGCTGTTGATTCGCTCCCATGGTGGCATGAACGCCTACGCGCGGTGTTCATCCTGTCTAAGTGCGGCATCGAAACCGTGGAGAAGATACGGGACGAGAAAGGAACCGTCGTCTACGTCGATCCGCCCTACTTGGTGAAATCCGCTCAGTACGTTCACGACTTCAAGCCCGAGGATCACCAACGACTCGCCGCCGCGCTGTGCAAACTCAAGCAGGCCCGCGCGGTGGTGAGCTATTACGAACACCCGATGCTCGACGAACTGTACCCCGGTTGGCGCAAGGTGATCACGACCGCGCCGAAGTTCATCACGCAAGGGGGAAGCCGGAAGCCGGGCAAGGTGGACGCGCCCGAGGTGTTGCTCGTGAACGGCCCGCCGATCGAGCCGAAATCCTGAAAACCGGCGCGGGGTGCGATCGGACTCCCTCCCGGCCTTTGGGTCCTTCCGAGCCGGGTGCAGGATGCCGACCCCACAGGGAAATGTCGTCCGCCGGAGAATCCTTCCTTCCGCGAAAAAGGAGAACAATGATCACCGTCGTTCCCGTTGAAAATGTGCGGCGAAAGTTCGACCACGCGAATTGCAACAGAGCTTTTCACTTAATCACCGACAAGGTTTGTGGTTGCTGCGGGACCAAGATCCACGGAAATGGTGAACCGCTGTACTTCGCCGACTCAGGGCTTCCGCTCCCGGAAACGTCCTTGCTCACATCGCCAAACCCGTTCGACGTTGTTGGCGTTGCTCGATCCAAGCACGCCGCGCGATTCGTTCGCAAAGCCGGGGATGCAGTTCGCGTACGAAGTCCGTGCTGGTGACCAAGTTGTGAGACTCGAAGCACCGACGCACGATGAACTCATGAAGCTGATCGAAACCACCAGTAACACCCCAAGGGTGAAAGGTTGAACCATGAGCCAGCCAGTGGACACGCTCGGAGACGCTTTGCCGCGAGAAATCGCCCGCGTGCGCGACGAAGTGCTTCCGGCCTACCTCGAAATCGGTCTGGCCGGTCGGTTCGCCGTTGGCATGATGCGGCGCGACCTTGACCGCGCATCGAAAGCGATGATCGCGGGAGACACGGTTGAAATGCTCAGCGTTTTCGAATCGCTCAAAGGCTACCAAACGTGAAAGGGTGAACCATGGCCCGATGCTTCTCATGCCGCCGCCCCTACGTCGATCCGGACCCGCGCCGGAAGTTCGGGACGTGCGAGGATTGCACGGACGAGATTCTCGCCGAACGCGCCATCGAAGAGGAAATGGAGCGGCAGCACGAAGAGGATCAAAGCGAACCGATGCCTGAAACGCCACATCCGGGGCCAAGCGCCACGCCGGAACAGTGGTCTGAAGCTATGGCCGCTCGCGCCGCCGCGATCCGCGGTCTGATGGAGGGCCGATATCATCCAGCGGACGGACGAGCGGTTCCGCAGTGGGTCAGAGACGCATACTTTGAAGCACGCAAGCGAGCGGAATGCGATCAACCATGCTCGAACTGACCCCCAACCCGTTCATCGTTCCGGCCGGTGGAATCCCCGTGATCGGCGGAGTGAAGCTGGCCGAACGGGAAATGCTCGCGCGTCCGCACATCGCCGAGCCGCGCCGCACGGCCCGCCAGCACAAGGCCGACGTTCGGGACAGCCGCCAGGCCGCGAGCGCGGCCGAGGCGCTCGGGGAGCTTCCCGGACCGGATGAAGCGGTTCACATCCTGATCACCGGCCGGTTCTCGCCCGACATCTACCGCTTCGCCGCCGAGCAATTCGGGAAACGGAAGGATCGAGTAGAATTCCTGTCAGTTCGCACTCACGCGAAACTGCTGCTGTTGAAGTGGCCGAATCGCGTTCTCGCGCTTGAATCGTCCGCAAACCTGCGATCGTGTCAAAACCTCGAGCAACTCACCGTGTTCGGATCCGAGCAGGTTCACAAGTTTCACCGCGCTTGGATCGATGAACTGTTCGAGAAGGGGGCGCAGTTTGTCAACTGTTACACCGGCGAGACCGCCAGACCCCGTGAAGGTGAACCACGTTCTCAAATGGGTGATCGCCGGAGGAACCGAACAGGACATCCGCGAGGCGGTGGCACACCACTTCCCCGGTGACGACCCCCACGAGCTTCTCGGCGCGGTGATGCTCGGATTGATCAACGCCAGCAACTTCGACCGGGACGTCATCACGGGTTGGTGTGTTGAAGCGTACCGCGACCTCTACCGCCGGATGGTCGACGCCGCGGACTATGCCGGAGCACTCCGAGCGGTGAAGCTGCTGGCCGACCTTGCGAGAGACCATGTTCCAAGCCCCCGCGAAGAAGAAGACGACGAAGACCGCGACCCGGCCGAGGGGCGAGGCCTACGCGAAGAAGAAACAGGGACAGGCCCGGCGCGACTCGAAGGCAAGCCAGGAGCACCGTGAAGTGGGGCCGCTTCCGCCCGTGAAGAACCCCGAACGCCGCGCCGCATGCGAGCGCGATCTTCTGCTGTTCAACACGACCTATTTTCCCCGCCGCTTTCCGCTCCCGTGGGGCCGCGATCACCTCGACTTCATTGGTGACCTGCAGCGGATCATCCTCGAAGGCGGGCAACAGGCCGAGAGCCTGACACGCGGCAGCGGAAAGACGACACTCTGCGAAACGGCCGGAATCTGGGCCATCGCGTACGGACACCGCCGCTTTCTCGTGCTGCTCGGTGCGACCCAAGGGAAGGCCGACGAACTGCTCGACAACGTGAAGGGTGAGATTGAGACGAACGCGGCGCTCGCCGACGACTTCCCGGAATTGTGTTACTGCGTGATTCGGCTCGAAGGAATCAACCATCGCGCCGCCGGGCAACTTCTCAACGGCCAACGAACCCGAATCCAGTGGAAAGGTGACACGCTGCGCTTTCCCACAATTCCCGGTTCGCCGAGTTCGGGTTCAATTGTGGTGTCCGAGGGGTTGACGGGATCAATTCGCGGACTGACACGCCGCACCGCGGACGGTGAGAAAATCCGGCCCGATGTATGTATCATCGACGACCCGCAAACCGACGACTCAGCACGTTCACCACTACAAAACGACGTGCGGGAAATGTTGGTGAAGGGAACCGTGCTCGGGTTGGCCGGTCCGGGCGCGAAGATCGCCGCGATTATGCCGTGCACGCCGATCCGACCCGGTGATATGGTCGATCGCATCCTCGACCGCGGCCGAAATCCGGACTGGCACGGACGCCGGTGTTCGCTTCTCCCGCAGATGCCCGAACGCCTCGACCTCTGGGACGCGTACGCCGAGCTTCTCCGCGAGGGACTGCGACAGGATCCACCGACTCGCGAGGAAGCCAATGCGTTCTATACAGCGGCTCGCGAGGAAATGGACCGCGGTGCGGTGACGTCATGGGAGGCCCGTTTCGACCCGGACCAACTCAGCGCGTTGCAGTACGCGATGGACATCTACTTGTTGAACCCGCGAGTATTCGCCGCGGAATATCAGTGCCTTCCGATCGCGGACACCAACAAGACCGGCGGCGCGTTGCCCATCGACGGAACCGCGGTCATGCAGAAATTGAACAAGGTGCTCCGCGGTGAACTCCCGCCCGAATGTACACGTGTCACATGCGGAATCGACGTGCAGCAGGAGATTCTTTATTGGCTGGTGTGCGGGTGGGATGAACGGTTCGGCGGGCACGTGCTCGACTACGGGACGTTCCCGAAGCAACCGCTCAGCCAGTTCACTGCGGCCGATCCCGCGGTTCCGCTTTCGCAGGTCTTCGCGACGGCGGCGCTCGAGGCCCGGATCTATGCCGGGCTGGAGAAGATCGCCGAGGACGTAATCGGGCGCCGGTGGCCGCGGGCCGGAGGTGGCGACGAGGCCCGAATCGGCAAGGCGCTCGTCGACTCCGGGTACCTCACCGACACGGTGCACCAGTGGGCAAGGCAGACCGCCGCGGCCGCGGTGGTGATCCCCTCGAAAGGGCAATTCGTCGGAGCCAAGAAGACGCCGTTCAACGAATGGAACCCGCATCCCGGCGAGCGAGCCGGGCCGGGGTGGAAATTGAAAGCCGCTCCCGGTGGCCGCGGCCGATTGGTCAACCTCGACACGAACTACTGGAAGTCGTTCATCGCCGAGCGGCTGCGAAGTGAACCGGGCACACACGGCGCGATGTACCTATTCGGAGCGAACCCGGCCGTGCACACGATGTTCGCCGATCACCTCACCGCCGAGTTCCCGGTGAGGCAGACAGAGGGAAGCCGAACGGTCGATGAGTGGGAACTTCACCCAGGGAGACCCGAAAACCACTGGTTCGATTGTCTGTACCAAGCCGCGGCCGCGGCCGGTGTCGACGGGCTGAAGTGGAGTAGCAGCGGAGCACCCGAGCCGCCGCGACCGAACCGCCCGATCGATGCCGAGGAGCTATGGAAAGCCGCGAAGGATCTTCCCGTGTTGTGAAGGATTCCCGCATGTCCGCTCCGAGTGGAATTCACTGTGACACCTGCCAAGCTCACCGCCTGCACCACTACCCCGCCCAGACCATGCCGGACGGGAAGCGCGTCCGCGTTCGCGTGTGCACCGCGTGCGCGACACAAACCGCGATGACACCGGCCGAAACGCCGGGAATCTGCTGCCGGAAGTGCGGGGACGTGCGGCTGAGATCGTACCGGGTGTGGCACCGATCCGCGGTCACCGTCCGCGTTCGCAAGTGCCTTCACTGCGGAAACAAGTCCATGACCTCCGAGAAGCTCGAATCGGTGACCGTATGAACATCCCGAGCAGCCCGAGCAACGAATCCGCTAGCAGCTAGCGGGTTCCGCGACACTTTGTTCGTTCCCCACTTCCGCCCGCGCCCGCACCTCTGCACGCTGGACAACTGAGCCGCGCATTCCGCACGTTCAGAAGTCCACCATGGCCGACCTCAACGACGTGATCGACGCCCAGGCCCGCCAGCCCATCGCCTCGAGCGCCGGGCAGCAGAGCGCGACCGGCCGCAGCATCGATGACTTGATCAAGGCCGCTCAGCACGGCGCACAGGTGGCCGCGAACGGCTTGGCACACCGAGGGATCGCGCATGTGCAACTGATTCCGGCCGGTGCTTCGGCCGTCGGCACGCTCCCGTCGATGTTCAACAACGCCGGAGGCCTCTAGCCCGTGTTCCAGTGGGCCAAGAGCTTGTTCGGTCTCGGAAGCGCCCGGCCTGCCGCGGCGCCTAGCGGCACGTTCGGAGCACCGGGTACCAACGCACTTCTGGGCCAGTACGACAACGCCCAAACCAGCGCCGAGAACCAACGGAACTGGTGGAACACGGATTACCTGAGTGCCAAGGCCGCAAACAGCTTCGCCGTCCGGCGTGTGCTGCGGATGCGATCGCGGTACGAAACCGCCAACAACCCTTGGCTCTTCGGGGTGACGAACAACAACGCGGACGACCTCATTTCGCACGGTCCCACGCTGCAGATCACGACCGACAACGCGAAGTGGAACCGCGACGTCGAGGCCAAGTTCCTCGATTGGGCCCACGAGGTGGACCTGACCGAGAAGCTCCGCACGTGCAAGCTCGCGAAGACCATCGACGGGGAGGGATTCCTTGTCTTCCGCACCGTCGAGGACCTCGAAAGCAAGGTGAAGCTCTACCCGGTCGACATCGAAGCCGACCAGGTGACGACGCCCGCACCGCAGAACGTTCAGGAAATGTTCGTCGACGGAATCACGCTCCACCCGATCACGCAGCGGCCGACGAAGTACACGATCCTGAACGCTCACCCGGGCGACTTCTATTTCCCGGAACTGAACCCGCTGGCCGCCAAGCACATCGCGGCCGAGTTCGTGGTTCACTGGTTCCCGAAGTTCCGGCCCGGCCAGTGCCGAGGCGTGCCGGTGCTCACACCGTCGCTGGACGTCGCCGCCGAGCTTCGCAGCTTCCGCAAGGCCGTCCTGCAGAACGTGCAGATTTCCGCGGACTACGCCGCCGTGTTCGAGACCGAGTTCGGGACGGCCAACACCGGGACGGACGCGGCCGAGCAGGGATACCGGCCGTTCCAACGTGTCGCGCTGAACCGCGGACAAGGCGCGTTCCTTCCGCCCGGCGCGAAGATGCAGCAGTTGAAGCCGGAGCACCCGACCACCACGTACGGGGACTTCTCCGAGAAGTGCCTGTCCGAGAAAATCCGGCCGCTCAGCTACCCGCTCAACCTCGCGCTCGGTTCGAGCCAGAAGTTCAATTTCTCGAGCGCGAAGCTGGATCACATCAACTACCGGGAAACGCTCTCGGTGGAGCGCAAGGAATGCGAACGCGTGGTTCTGCGGAAGATCTTCGCCGCGTGGTACCACGAGGCCGTGCTCTGCGGCCTGATCCAGCCATACGACGGATTCCGCCTGCCGCCGCACGCGTGGCACTGGCCCGCGTTCTCGAGCCTCGACCCGCTTGTCGACGCCCAGGCCAACGCGCTCCTGATCGCGAACGGCCAACTCACGTTGTCGGAGTTCTGGGCCCAGAAGGGCAAGGACTGGCGCGACGTGCTGCAGCAGCTTCACACCGAGGCCGAGGAGCTTGCCAAGCTCGACCTCAAGTTCGGTGACGTGGTGCAACGCACCGTGTCGGACACCGCGACCGAACCCGAGCCGGAGGCCGCGAACGCCGCATGAGCCGGAAGAACTGGCGAATCCGAGCCAACAAAGCCGCCCGCGCCGCCGCGCGGAATGCGAAGGCCGAACGCAAGCCGTTCACGGCCGCGGCCGGGATCGAATGCCAGATCCAGGGCGAGCCCGCGGAAGGCAAGAAGCTCGGGACGTTCGCCGGGAACGCGTACACCGGGGCCAGCATGCGGCCCGGCGGATGGTACGGAGACCTGATCGTCGATCTCGAAGGTGTGCGGATCCCGGACCAGCAACGCCCCGTTCTTCGGCAGCACGATCACGAGCAGATCGTCGGACACACGGAATCGGTGACCGTCAAGAAGGACGGGCCCGACAAGGGAATATTGATCGCAGGCGTGTTCAGCGGAGAGCCGCACCACACCGCGAAGGTGACCACGCCCGCGAAGAACGGGTTCAAGTGGCAATTGTCGATCGGCGCCGAGCCGGTTGTCACGGAGTTCCTCGAGGCCGGAGAGGAACTCGAAGTGAACGGGGAGCTTCACCGCGGCCCGTGCACCATCAGCCGAGTGACGGAACTCGGTGAAATCTCGTTCGTTCCACTAGGCGCAGACGGTAACACGTCCGCGACCGTCGCCGCTTCAAAGGGAGCCCGCCAGATGAACGCGAAAGCCATGCTCAAGCTCGCCGGGTCGAAGTTCTCGGACGAGGAAATCGACAAGATGAGCGACGACGAGGCCAAGGCCAACCTCAAAAAGTGCATGGCCGAGGACACGGACACGGACACGGAGGCCGCGGACGACGATTCCGAGGACTCGGAAGTCGACGCCGAAGGCGAACCGAGCGAGACCGACACCGAGAAGGCCAAGGCCAAAGCGAAGGCCGGGAAATCCGGGCAATCCATCCGCGCCGCCGCGGCCGCGGGTGTCCAGGACGGCGTGAAGGCCGCTCGCGCCGCCGCCGCCGCCGAGGTTCGCCGCCAGAACGAGATTCACGCGCGGATGATGAAGTTCACCGCCGCGAATCCGGGACACCATTTCACCGTCGAGGTGAACGGCCAGACGGTGGACCTGATCGCGCACGCGATCGAAGCCGGATGGAGCCCGAACAAGGTCGAACTGCACGCGCTTCGCCAAGCCCGGCCGAACAGCGCGGGCGGGCCGCATGTCCACATCCCCGGTGAGCCGATCCTCAACGGCGCGGTGCTCGAGGCCGCGGTGTTCGACGCGCTGCCGGACTTCAAGCTCTTCGACAAGGACTTCTACGCCCACGGGGAAGACGGACGCCGCCGCGTGTCGGAGCGCGAGGAACGCCGCATCACGGCCGAACTGAACGCACGCTACACCGACCAGGTGCGGCAGTCCGCGCACACCCGGTTCCGCGGTCGCCTCGGCCTGCAGCAGCTTCTCACGATGCTGGCCGCGAACAACGGCTACCGCGGCCCGGCCACGTTCAACGATCCGGGCGCGTGGGGTGAAGTGGCCGCGTACCTGAGCGGGGCGATTCGCGCCGACGGCCCGAGCACGGTCAACACCCCGGCCACGCTCGCCAACGTGCAGAACAAGTTCCTGCTGCAAGGGTACATGTTCACCGAGCAGGCCTACCTCGACATCTGCCACGTGCTGCCGGTGAAGGACTTGAAGCCGACGAAGAGCGTGCAACTCTTCGGGGACTTCCAGTTCCAACCGCTCAGCCCCGCGGGAACGATCCAGCACGCGACCGTCGGGGACAACCCGTACGCGAACCAAGCCGCGTTGCAGGCCCGCATGCTCACGTTGGACCTGCAGTACATCATCAACGACGACTTGAGCGCGTTCGGCCAGCTTCCCATGATGCTCGGCCGCGGGTGGGGCCTCCGCGTCAACGACTTGGTGTGGACCAAGTTCCTCAACCCCGGGTACGACGAAGGCGGAAGCACCAACTTCTTCGCCGCCGCGCACACGCTCGGCACGCAGAGCGGCAACTCGAACCTCAGCAGCGGTGCGGGTTCGACGCTGACCAGCGACGGCATCAAGGCCGCGAAGCTGCTGTTCGACAAGCAGGTCGACCCGGCCGGGAAGCCCCTCGGCGTCGATGCCGAGATTCTGCTCTACCCCTCCGAACTGGACGTGAACGCGATCGAACTGATGAACGCGCAGTTCATCGTCATGGCCGGACTCGCGAGCACCGCGGCCGCTTCCAAGCAGGCCAACACGAACATTTGGAAGGGCCGATTCAAGCCCGTCATGTCGCGTTATCTCTCGAACGCGGCTTACACCGGGTACTCCACCACGGCGTGGTACCTGCTCGCCAACCCCTCGGTGATGCCGGTGATCCAGTTGGCCGCGCTGAACGGCCAGATGACGCCGCAGATCCAGACCGCCGGGCAGGATTGGCAGTTCAACATGCTCGGAATCTCGATGCGTGGCTGGGGCGGCATCGGCGTGAGCATGCAGAACTTCCGCGGTGGCGTGAAGTCCGCCGGATCGTGATCGCGAAACACGCGCGGGCCGGTGAACTCCGGCCCGCGCAGGCGCCGCCCACGCCGAAACCGGGCTTTGTTTCGAACCACTCGATTCACCCGTCTGAGGAACCAACGCCATGGCGCAGACCCCGTGCCTCAAAATCCAGTCGGGTGAAAGCATCCCCGACCCGACCACCACCACCCGCAACCCGGGTGACGTGTACGTCATGGGCAGCATCCCGTTCGTGGTGCTCCCGTGCGACCCGAACCAACCCGGCCTGAACAGTCTCGACGGCGTGAACATTTACGACGTGCCGAAGGATTCGAGCACGTTCAGCGCGGGCGATGCGGTTTACTGGAACGCCACCGGAAACCCGCTGCTCGGCACCGCGGGAACGGGCTGCGCTACCTCGACGGCAAGCGGCAACGTGCTGATGGGCTTCGCCACGAAGGACGCCGCCACGGGTGTGAACTACGTGCGGACCAAGCTGTCCGCGGCCAAGCGTACCGCGACCATCGCGGGGAGCGTCACGGCCGACGACATCACCGGTTCCGATTCGTCGCTCGGCATCAACGGCCAATCGGCGGCTCAAGGCGGCGCGATCGCCCTGACCGGCGGCACGTCGAGCACCGCGGGCAACGCGGGCGGCGCCATCACGATCACCGGCGGCACGCCCGGTATCACCGGGGTGGGCGGCGCGGTGACGATCACCGGCGGCGCGGGCGGCGCGACGTCCGGGAACGGCGGCGCGGTGTCGTCCGTCGGCGGAGCCGGGACCAACGGCAACGGCGTCGGCGGGGCCAACACCTCGACCGGCGGTGCGGGCAACGGCTCCGGTGCCGGTGGTGCCTCCGGCCTGATCGGTGGTGCCGGTGGTGCGACCGGGGCCGGTGGTGCCATCACGATCACCTCGGGCGCAGGCGGCGCTTCGTCCGGTGCTGCGGGCGCGGTGAACATCAGTGTCGGCTCGGCCACGAGCGCGAACGGTGCCTCGGTGACCATCACGGCCGGGAACGGTGCGGGCGGCACCAACGCGGGCGGGCACGTGAACTTGGTGCCCGGTACCGCGGTGAGCACCGGAACGCCCGGCGAATTCCGCGTCAACGGTGACGCGAACATGATCTTCGTGCAGGAGTCGCTCAGCGCGACCGACGCCAGCCGTGCGATCTTCGTCGCCAACCGCGCCATGATCCTCAAGAGCGTGAAAGCGTTCTTCTCGACCGCAAGCTCGAGCGGCACGCTCACCGTCGAGAAACTCACCGGAACCACCGCAGCCGGTTCCGGTACCGCGCTCCTCACGGGCACGATGTCGCTATCCGGCACGACCAACACGGTGGTGAGCGGCACGCTGATTTCGACCATTGCGAGCCTGACGTTCGCCGCTGGTGATCGTCTGGGTGTGGTGGTCGCCGGGACCATGAGCAGCCTTGCCAACTGCAAGGTGGTGTGCGGTCTCGCCCCGCTGTAATCGGAGCCAGGTCGGAGGCCCCCGAGGGGGAGGGTTTTCGACCGGGCCGTGAACGGTGTAGGTCGCTGCCGGGCGCGCATCCCGGCCATGACCGAAATCCGGTTCCTCACCGGCTACCGTTCACGTGCATTTGAGGAGGAACTCTTACGAGGAAAGAGACAATGGACCCGACCGCAGACCTCTATGCACGCATCGGCCGTCAAGCCGTTCGGATCGAACAGCAGGACGCATCCTTCGCGAACCTGCTGGCCCTGTTCGCGGATGTCCTCAGCGGGAAGACGGACCCGCGGCGGATCCTGATCAACCGCACGGACCGAAGCGTCCAGGTGGCCCCGGACGGTTTCAGTGCATGCCTGCCCGCCACGATCAACGGCGTGCCGGAATGCGCGATCTACGCCCCGTTCCCGTTCCCCGACCCAAGCCCAGAACTGACCGAAGCACCGCAGGGGTGAGCCGTGGGACTGCTGGACGACGGAGCCGCGGCGCTGATCGCCCGCAAGCGGGAATCCGACGGGCGAGAGGTGACGTACAGCCGCGGAACGAAAGCAATCACTCTCCGCGCGTGGCTTGGAAACACGATGTTCGCGCGGAACACGGACGAGCCGGGTGCTTCGGTGGTGTGGGGCGAACGCGATTACGTGTTCGCCGTCGCCGAACTGGTGATCGACGGGAAACAGGTGCAACCGCTCAAAGATGATCGGATCACCGAGGTGATCGACGGCCAGCCGGTGACGTTCGAAATCGCCACGCCGACCGGGGAGCCGCCCGCCCGGTACCTCGACCTGACACGGCAAATGTGGCTTGTGCACACGAAACGGAAACGGCCCGTATGACCGCCGGACTTGCGATTCGCGAGACGAAAACGACGACCGAGGGAACGCTCGTTTCCCGGTTGCGGGTCGACAACCGCGAACTCCGCGACGTCAAGCAGCTTCTCGAGGCCGAACTCGGGAAGCCGAACGAACAGGAAATCGACGGACACGCGCCGGGCACACTGCGGGTGAATGGTGTGCGAGCGGACGGCGGGCCGCACCGATGGCGCGTGTTCCTCGAATGGGAACCGAACACCTAACCCCCGAGGTTCGAATGTCACTCAGCAAGATTCGAGAAGCTGCCGAGGCCGCGCCCGGTGCGTTCGTCACGGTGCGGGGTGCCGAACTCAAGGCCGCACTCGAAGAGCACGGCCACAAGCCGACGGACGAGCTTCTCGCGCACGTGAACCAGAAGGTGACGCAGAACCCGGATTGCGTGATGCAGGTTCACCGGGACGTTCACCTCGGCAAGCTCCTCGGCGTGAGCGAACCGACCGCGACGACGCCGGGCGCCTCGACCATCGAGTCCTGATCCCATGGCGAACGCTCGCATTCTGGCCGTGTGCGATGCCGCGGCCGCGCTAATCCTCACGAACTGGACCGACCGGGGAACGGCCGACGGATGCACGCGTTCGTGGATCCCGGAAATCAACCTGACCGAGGACGTTGACGAAAGCGAGCTTCTCAACGGCCGACAGGTGTACGTGATCCCCGCGCCCGACGCGTACAGCGCGGACCTGATCACGCGAAACGACCAGCAGCGGAACTACAAGTTCCGGGTTCTCGTGGTGGAACGGTACATCCCCGAGAGCGAAGAGGACCCGAAGACGCCGCCGAATTCATGGGTCGATGAACGGGTGACGTGGTTTCAGAACACCATCTTCAACCCGCTCGCGAATCAGACAGAGTGCGTTCTCCTCGATGAAGTGGTGCCCGCCCTCGAGGAAAACGCGTCGGTGCAGGTGATCGTCGATCGAGACGTTCTCCTGCAGCACAAAGCGTTCTGGGCTTGGGCCGAGTTCCCGTTCGTGGAAGACACGGACACCCGAGGGAGGGTTTCGCTATGACCGGTCGACGCTTGGGACGAAACGCGAAGTTCTACCTCAACACGGGTTCGGACGTCTCACCGACGTGGAGCGAGGTTCCCCAATTCTCCGACCTCATGCGCGGCTTGGCGTGGGATACCGCCGAGGTGAACAGCCGCGAGAGCGCGGCCAAGATGATCGCCAAGACGCTCGGGGACCTGTCCATCACCGGGAAGCTCAAGTTCGTGACGGGTGACGCGAACATCACCACGATCATGGACGCCGCGTTCAGCCCGGACACCATCATCGACATCATGGTGTTGAACGGCCCGAGCACCACGAACGGGTGCTACGGCTCGCGGTTCCAGTGCCAAGTGACCGAGGCCGGGGAAGACCAGGGCTTGCAGAACGCCATCTACGAAGACCTCAAGTTCATGCCGACGCCGAGCACGCTGCCGCCGTACTCGGTGAAGGTGGTGGCCGGGGCCCCGGTGATGACCGCGATCTAACCCATGAACATCGGCGGTGTGAAAGTCACGTTCTTCGACACCAAGGCGGTCACCGACAAAGTGCCGCCTGCGATCCGTTCCGCGCTCTCGAAGTTCGGCGCGTACACCCGCCGCCGCGACAAGAACAGCCTCAAATACAAGCCGTTCGGGACATCCGCCGCACCCGGACAGCCGCCGTTCGTTCACCGGGGAGCGTTCAAGCGGAAATCGAAGGTCAAGGGAGTGGAGAAGGTGCAGAACGCAAGCCCGCTCCGCGAACTGACGCTCTTCGCGTTCGATCCGGTCAACAAGTCGGTGGTGATCGGACCCGCCGAGTTCCGTTCCCCGATCGGGCCCGGCGTGGCCCCCGCGAAGATCGAACAACGGCACCCGCACACGCTCCCCGCATTCGACGCCGAGAAGGGCAACGCCGCGGGTGAGTTCAAGAACCTGATCCGCTGAGGTGAAAGCAGATGCCAGCGTTCAAGGCCGGACCGCACGAGTGGAAGGTGAACCTGACGATCGGGCTGCTCGGCGACATCAAGCGCGAGACCGGGATCGACTTGGCTCACATCTTCACCGACGGCGAGAAGCTCGCCGAGGTGATGTTCTCGGACACGCTCAAGATCGTGGACGCCATTTGGCTCATCTGCGAGCCGCAGGCGACCGCCGCCGGAGTCACGCAGGAGCAGTTCCTTCGAACTCTGGACGGTGAAGCGCTGGACGCCGCCACGCACGCAATGCTGCTCGGGATGACGGATTTTTTCCCGAAAGCCCGCGGCCGGGAAGCGATGAAGAGGAACCTGCCGCGGGCGATGCAGAGGATGACGGAGAAGTCGAACGAGGTGATGGAGAAGGGCCTCCGTTCGATGTTCTCGGATACGCCTGGGAACTCGCCGGAGTCGTCGGCATCGACCCCCGCGGGCTGACACTGCGGCAAGTTCAGCAGATGTTCGACGGGAACCAGAAGCTTGCTTGGAACCATACGCTCGCGCTGGGAATGATGATCAACAAGGCCATGGGTGGAACCGGGCCGAATGTGATCGACCTCATTCCGAAGCGATACCGGGAAGACGGGAAGCCGAGAAGCGCCAAGCATGAAGAGGCGGAATCCGCACTCGCGTTTGCTGAACTCGAAGCCGGGCTGAAAGCGCTCTCGCGACAGTGGGAACCGAAGATCGCGGGATTCACGAGGTGAAGCATGGCGGGACCTTCTGGAGCAATTCGAGCAGGCAGAGCGTTCGTCGAGATGTTCGCCGATCCGTCCAAGCTCAACGCCGCGATCGAAGCCGCAAAGAAGCGAGTGATGGCGTTCGGCAAGTTCTTCGCGACGGTCGGCGGGTCTGCGGCCGCAGTTGGCGGATCGGTGTTTGCCCCGCTCACCAAGGTCTTCGCCGCCGCCGTCGAGGAAGGGGCCGACATCTCGAAGCTGTCCACACAACTTGGCGGCACGGTTGAACAGGTTTCCCGGCTCCGCGGCGCGTTCGCCCAGGGTGGAGTTGGTGCCGAGGAGTTCGGTGCCGCGATGGAATCGCTCGGCCAGAAGATCAGCAGCGCGGCCGACTCCAACGGGTTTCTTCTCGACAACCTGCAGTCCCTCGGGACCGCCCGGGATTTCATGGGGAAAGGCCTCGACGAACAGCTTGACATCATCGCGGAGCGAATCAAAGCCATTGCCGACGCCCGCGACCAAGCACGAGCCGCCAACGATCTCGGTCTCGGATCGCTTCTGCCCGTGCTGAGGAAGGGCAAGGCCGGGCTCGACGAATACCGCGCCGCGGCCGAAAAGAACGGCGACGTGATGAACGGCGAGCAGACCAAGCAAGCGATGGAGATTCAGAAGGAATACAACCGCGCGATGCTCGCCACGAAATCGACCATCCTCGAAGTAGGAAAGGCCCTTCTGCCGACGGGTGCGAGCTTCACGTCGATCGGGCAAAGCATTCGCGGTGCTCTCGGCGACGTGCGGGAATGGATCAAGATGAACCGCCATGTGATCGTTGCCGTTGCCGCCGTTGCCTCCGTAGTGCTTGTTGGCGGACTCGCCGTCGCCGCGTTTGGCGCGGCCGCGACAGTTGCAGCTTCGCTCATTTCGCCGTGGGCGATTGCAATCGGAGCCGCTGCCGTCGGAATCGGTTTCCTGCTCACGAAGACCGAGACCGGAATCAGCCTGTTCCCGCAGCTTGCCCAAGAAGTCAAGAGGCTCGGAAGTGCGTTCGTCGAGGTGTTCGACGGAGTAGACGATGCCATGGCCGCGGGTGACATGGCCTTAGCCGGTGAAATCGCGTCCGTGGGCCTCAAGGCCGCGTTCGCAGAGTTGTTCTCCTGGCTCACGGATAAATGGAACACGTTCAAGGGGTTCTTCGTCGACGGGTGGCACGACGCCGCGAAGCTCTTGAAGCTCGCGATGAATGACGCGGTGACTTGGCTGCGGTCCGTCTTCATCAAGCTCGGGCAGGACATCCGGAAGAACATCGGCGAATCGCTGACCAGCGTGTTGAAGTGGGGGCTCGAAAAGTACATCGCCTTCCTTGAGTTCACGAACGCCCTCGGCGTCAACTCCGCTCAAATCGTCGGCGCGAAAGCACTGATGGACGGGCTGACGCTCTCCCCCGAGGACGTGGAACGGAAACTGGCCGAGGGCGAGGAAGAGCGGAAGAAGCGGATCGATGAAATTGAACGGGTGGCACGGGCAGAACAGGAGGCCCGCGACAAGGCCCGCAAGGATGACAGCGCCGAAGCGAAGGCCGAAGCCGAACGGTTGCGGAAGCAACTCGATGGACTCCGGGAAAAGGCTCGGCTCAAAAAAGAGCAGGCGCTCGAAGACCAATGGCAACAGGACCTATTCGACGCAACCGCGCCGAAGGATCGCCTGCCGAGCTTTGCTGCGCTGAGCGAACTGGCCAAGGGGACAATGAGCGGCGCGTCGATTCAGCAGGCGCTCGGGTACGGGGACAACGTTGGCCAACGCCAACTCGACGCGCAAATGAACATCCAGTCCAACACCGCGAAGACTGCTGACGGCGTCGCGAAGCTGCTGGAGAAACCGGGCGGAATCGTGCTCACGTAAAAGGGGCTGTTCGTGTCGCTTGTGTTCATCGAAACGCAGAAATCCCGCCAAGTGGTCGGCTCGCTCACCGAAGCGAAGTTGCGCCGCGAATGGGTTGCGCTGCGCTCGATGAACGAGGTGCTCGTGAAGAACGGCCTGCTCCTCGAAGCCGGGACGATCTTCGACGGCCTGCCGTACTCCAGCCACAAGGCCGATCCGCTCGGCGGAGGGGTGTGGCTGTGCGAAGTGATGTACGAGTTCCGGATTCCCGAAGCCCCGGAGAACCAAGACGACGACGAGGCCTTGGGGCCGTCCTACGCGGTGGACATCACCGCGGGAACGCAACACATCACGCAGAGCTTGGCCACGGTGCGCAGCAAGGCCACCGGGGTGAACCTGACGATGCACCCGAGCAGCGCGTTCAAGGTTCGGCCCGAAGGGACATTCGCACCGACCAGCACCGACGTCGGCAAACAGTTCACAGTGACCGGCGGAACCGGCTGGACCACCGGCACGTACACCATCGGATCGATCGACAACGGGTATTGGGTGGTGTCGTCGTCGCCCGCGGCCGCGGGAACCTCGGGCGGTCGATTCTGGACCACGGCCGTTCCGGACTACCGGCAAGCCATCGGGGTGACGAAAGACCGCGTAGAGGGAACAGACAGGTTCGTCCCGAAGTTCGAGTTCTCGATCACCGTGAAGACGTACCCGGTGACGCTTTCGTTCCTGCGAACGGTCCGCGCCGCCGTCGCGAAAACCAATGACGCCCCGTGGAAGGGATTCGAAGCCGGGGAAGTGCTCTACATGGGCATGACCGGCCAGTGTGAACCGAACAACTATTGGACGCTCACACACAAGTTCGCCGCCGGTGAGAACCTCACGAACGTTCCCGTTTCGCCGGACCTCACCATCGACAAAAAGGCGTGGGAATACCTGTGGTGCACGTACGCACCGACACCGCTGAACGGAATCACCTTGCAAGTGCCGCGCGCGGCCTACGTGGAACAGATCTACAGTTCCGCGGACCTCAACACGCTGCGGCTGAATCCGCCAGTGTGCAACTGGATTGGATCGCCAACGGGCGGCATGCACCCGCTCACCGTCGCGTTCACTGACCTGAGCACGGGAACGCCGCTCACGTGGTTGTGGACGTTCGGCGACGGCACGACAAGCACGATCAAGAATCCGGTGAAAACCTACTTGGTTCCCGGTGTGTACACGGTCTCCCTGACTGTGGAGAACGGCGCGGGGTCGAGTTTCAAAACCGTGGTGAATTACATCACCGTTTCCTAACCAGCAGGAGGCCGCAGCCATGGCCAAGGGCAACACGTTCATCAATGACATGCTCAAGCTGTGGTTCAACGCCACCGCGATCGCGAACATCGCCGACAACGCCGCTAGCAGTCCGCTCACGAGCCTGTACGCCGCGCTGCACACCGCCGATCCGGGCGCCGGTGGCAGTCAGACAACCAGCGAAACCGCGTACACGAACTACGCGCGACAAGCCGTTTCCCGCACCTCCGGCGGATTCACGGTGAGCGGCCAAGCCGTGACGCTCGCCGCGACGGTGAGCTTCCCCGCCGGTGCCGTCGGTGACACCGACGTGATTTCGTTTTGGTCGATCGGAACGGCGTCCAGCAGCACGGGCAAGATCCTGTTCTCGGGTCCGCTCGGGACGTATCAGGGCATGGGCACCGCGCTTGCCTCGACGGACTACCTCACACTGCCCGGGATCACCGGCGTGGCCAACAATGACCGGATCGCGGTGTTCGCCCCGCCCGGCGGTTCGCTCCCGACCGGGTTGACCAGCGGCACGCTGTACTACGCGATCAACGTCAGCGGAAACCAACTCCAACTGTCGACGAGCAGCGGCGGCAGCGCCGTGAACATCAGTGCGGACGGCCAGTTCATCGCCTACAAGGTCACCCCGTTGACCATGGGCGGCGGCATCGCGGTCACCCCGCAACTGACCACGGGAACGACCATCACGGAGTTCTGATTCGATTCGCCCCCGGTCGGATGACCGGCCGGGGAGCCCGTGAAGAACCTTCGAGGTGGAATTCGTGTCCGTTGACACCTACAGCACGCCCGGCTCCTACACGTGGACCGCGCCAACCGGCGTGACGAGCGTGCTGGCCGAGTGCTGGGGCGGCGGCGCTGGCGGTGGCGACGATGACGGAACGACCAACGGCGGCGGTGGTGGGGGCGGCGGTGGTTATGCCGCAGCCACCTTCACCGTGACGCCCGGGAACAGCTACAGCGTCACCGTGGGAACAGCAGGTACGGCTGGATCCGGCGTGTCGCCCGGCGGCAATGGCGGGAATTCCATCTTCCTCGGCAACCTCACTGACAAAGCGGAAGCACCGGGCGGATTCGGCGGTGCGGGCGGATACACCGGCGGCGCGGGCGGGTCCGGTGGCGCAGGAAGCGTGACGGGCGGCAGCGGAGCCGTCACCTACACCGGCGGCACTGGAGCCAGCAACAGCACGACAAACGGCGGCGGCGGCGGTGGATCAGCCGGGACGGGAAGCAACGGGAACAACGGCAGCGGCACAAGCGGAGGCTCGGCCGTCACGGGCGGCGGGGCCGGTGGGAATGCCAACACCGCAGGATCAACGCCGGGCGGCGGCGGCGGCGGCGCAAGCACCGGATCGAACTCGGGCGCGGGTGCCGCGGGCAAGGTGGTTCTGACGTACACAATCCCGCCGGTCACCGTCTCCGTGACGGGAACCGCACTCGGTATTGCTCGCGGGCCCAGCGTGATGGCCGCGACGAAGCCCGCCGCAGGGACAGGGCTCGGAATCGCTCGCCTGTCCAGCCCAGTGATTGTTTCAGTGGTCGGTGTGTCGCTCGGCTTAGCCCGCGGATCCGCTCCCGGTGCTTGCACCAAGCCCGCGGCCGGTCGAACCGTCGGTATCGGGACGCCTGCCGCGATCGCCGCCGCGAAGAAGAGTTCGCCCGGCGTCACTTGGCCGTTCGCGACCCCTTCGACACTCGCCGGAGCCGTTTTGGACGGCATCGGAACGGCACTGGGAGCCGCGCGAGGAACATCGCCGCCCGCCATCATCCGTTCCGCGGCCGGAGGCTCCCGCACCGTCTGCACCGCAGCAGCGTCCTACGCGCTCTGCCGCGGCGGGAGCGGTCGAACGGTGGCCATCGCTCGCGTCGTCGCTCCGGCCGCATTCGTCCAGGCCGCGGCGGGTGTCGGACGATCAGGGGGAATCGCTCGGGGAATCTCGCCTGCGGTGATTCGTGCCGGTGTCACCGGACAGAGCACAACCGCCGCTCGCACGCCCGCCTCGGCCAGCGTTCGCGCCGGAGCCACGGGAACTGTCCGCGGCATCGAATCGATCGCGGCCACGGTGACCGCGATCCGCTCGGGCGTCGGGGTGTCCTACAGTGCCGCGCGTGGAGCCGCGGCCGGTGGCATGCGCCTCGGCGGTGCAGGCCGGGCCGTTTCGATCCCGACCGCGGGAGGTTCGCTCGCGATCGCGGCAAAAGCCGCGGGGGCGTGCCGCACGGTGTCGATCCTCTCGGCCGCGGGCGGTGCTCTTCGCCCGGGTGCGGGTTCCGCGGTGTGCATCGCTCGCGAGGCCGCGGCCGCCGGAGCACAGCGGGGGGCACCGGGAGCCGCGGCGTCCGTCTCCCGCTCGCCAGCGCCGCCTGCACTGGCCGCGGGTGCCACCGGTCGCACGGTGACGATCGCACGGCACACCGGCGGGGCCGGGCAGCGACTCGGCGGCGCGGGAATCAGCTACGCCGCGGGCCTCGACTACGGCCGCTCCTCGGCGGTCATGGCCGCACGTGGCCGCGTCGTCGCGATGCCGATCCTGCGCGGTGCCGCGGGCATGGTACTCGCCGGGCCTGGCCGAACCGTCGCTTTCTCCGCGCCGATCGGGGCCGGTGGTGCCGTTCGCGCCGCAGCAGGCCAAGCCGTGACGTTCGCGAGTGCGGCCGGGGTGAAGCCCCTGTACTTCCCCGGAATGCGTCGGTTCCGGTGCAACGGGCGCGGAATCCCGCGGTTCCAGCACGACGGGAACCTTGCGAGGACGACATGAGGCAGCGCGCACCATACCGCGACGAGGTGTTCGATTCGGAGAGCTTCGAGTTCTTCGGGACGATCTACGCCGTGGACACGCTCGCCGGTGCGAGCCTGCGATTCGTTGGGTGGAACGAAGCCGGGGAAGTCGTCTGGGACACCGACGCGCCGACAAGCGTTCCTGCCACGGTGACGATCACGGACGCAGCCGCTCGCACCTATGCGGCCGTCGCCGGGCCGGTTCCGGCCGATGAGAGCACGACGCCGCCGACGAACAAGGTGTATTCGTGGCAGGTGCAGCGCACTGCCGGAGGAGAGCCCGCTACGCTCGTGTGGGGATTCATCACCGTGACGCCGAGCGCGTACGCAAACAACGACTGAAAAGGAGATTCCATGCCGCTCGTTTCAGTGCAAACCAAACTGACAACGGTTCTCGCGCTTGCACAGCAAGCGAGGAACTCGTCGGCGTATTACGTTCAACGCTTTGGCGACGGCCAGCCAGTGCAAACACAGGAACTCGTGAATCTGGCCAGACAGTACCGCGAAATCGCGACCCGCGCCGCAGTGTTCGCAGGTGATTCCGCCGTATCTGCGGAAGCGGATCGCCAATTCGCCGGTCAACCGGGTTGGGAGACCGGATCGCTTCTGGTGCTGCTCGCAGGTGTGTCAGCGTTGATCGAGCAGGTGATTTCAGCCGCAAAAGCGGCCGCGCCGTCTCTCACGGACGGGAACAAAACGGTGCCGATTCTCAGCGTGTGGAACACGGACGGAACGACAACACCGGCGGAGGTCAGTGCAGCTTCGGTGCAGTCTCTTCGCTCGCTGCTGAGCCAAATCGTGGTCGCCATTCCGGAGTAATCATGGGGGCGGCATTCGATGCAGCATCCAGTTCAGGTTTTGAAGGACTATCTAGCGTAAGCTGGACGCACACGCCCGTTGGAACTCCAAACTGCGTCTTTGTGACAGTCAGTTGGACCGGGTACCCGACTAATCCGAGCACGGTGTCCGGCGTCACCTATGGCGGTCAATCCATGACCTCCATCGGATCGGCCACAAGCAACGGATTTCAGGGCGCGGGCAAAGAAGGCAAAGTAGAAACCTTCCGACTCACCAACCCGCCGAGCGGGGCGCAAACGGTCGCGGTGACGTTTTCCGGCGGCAGCTACGGTCGGGCCGGAGCAACGACGTGGACCGGCGCGGATACGACGACGCCGAACGGGTCGGTGACAAGCGCGAACAACGGCGGTCAGTCGACCGCCCCGACAGTCACGCTTGCAAGCACTACTAGCGGACGCATCGCTTACGGCGCGTTCGTGTCCGACTACAGCACGTCATCAATCGTGGCCGGGCTAACGCAGGCGTGGGCAGGAACCTCGGGGCCAGGCGCGTACGGTGGTGGCGCGGAATACGCCTCATCGACAGGCTCCTCGATGGCAATGGGGTGGACGGTCAACAGTGCGGCCAACTACTGGGCTGCGATGGCGTTCGAGATCATCCCAACCTCGTCTCCATCGAATAGCGTTGCGCCATCATGCTCACCCGCTTCCGGTGGACCCGTAACCAGTTTCACGTTCTCATCGGGAACGTGGACAGGATCGCCAACCGGGTGGTCATGGGAATATCAGTCGGCAAGCGGCGGAAGCTGGACGCAGTTTTCCACTCTGCAGAATCCGACGGTAACCGGCTCGACGTTCGGGGCCGGGACATGGAACACGCGACTCACAGCGACGAACGCAGGCGGGAGCGCGACGGCGAACGGCACGCAAATCACCGTTGCCGCCGCTCAATCCGCTTCGCGAAGCCTCACGCTCACGGGTGTCGGATAACTAGGAGCAATGCCATGATCCCCGGTAAACTTGTCGCCCCCGGCCTGCCGCATGGTGACCCCACGCGGATCACCACCGCGCCCGCGAATCTCGGCAGCTTGAGCGTGTTCAACCGCTCCACGGCCGCGCGGTACGTCAAGCTCTATGACAAGGCCGGAAGGCCGAGTTCGACGGACACGCCGGTCCAAGTCTACCCCGTGCCCGGCGCGGGAACCGCAGGGAGCGCAGGCGGTGCGGTGATCCAGCTTCCACAGGACGGACTCGCTTTCTCGGCCGGGATCGCGATGCGCGTCACCACGGGCGTGGACGACACCGACGACAATTCAGCTGGGTCGCAAGAAGTGATCGTCAACTACGGGTACAGTCTCACATGATCCGCGAGAACCTCGAATCCATCCGCGCCGAAGCGTACGCCGCCTACTGGTGGTGTCGGTGCAAGGCCGCAGCCACGGCCGCACAGATCACGCTCGCGCTCGTGATCTACTGCCGCTGGCGCGGGGAACGCGCCAAGGTCGCCGCATGGTTCGCCCGCCGCTTCTGCTCGCTTGCCCATCGTCTGATGCCCGCCGTGATCCGGCCCAACCTCGAGACGTGATCTATGGCCGATCCGTTCCAACCGCAGTTGCAGGGCCGCACGCTCAAGCTGAGCGCTCGAACGTTCAACGGCCTGCAGAAAGCCGGGCAGGATTACTCACGCCGCAAGCTGGACGAGAACCAGACGCCGAGCACCCCGGCCGTTCCGCTGCCCGTGCAGGTCTTCAACGCCCTCACCTACGCGCTCGAACCGTTCAGCGTGGTGCAGACGGACGCGGCATCGAGCCCCGTCGATCCCGCCGCGGTGCCGCTCGAAGCTGCGGACGCGCCGATCTTCAACGCGATCGCGCCCGCCGAAGACGGACGCCCGTTCTTCATCACGCGCGAGGCAATCCCGGTGGGAGGAATCGGGGACGTGGTGACCACCGGGCCCGCCGTGGTCTGGGTCGACGTGACGGACGCATCACACGGATTCGCCACGGTGAGCGCGGGGATTGTCGACTGTTTGGTGAGTTCGGCGACACAGGGAGTGCCGATTCTCTGGAAGGAATCCGGGACCGGGTTGAAGCTCGCGCAGGTGATGCTTGGAGGGGCCGCGGCCGCTTCACCGATCATCCGGCTGAACTCCGGCCAAACCGAGACCGTTGGCGGGTGGCTGACCATCACGGGCGCACAATGGGACACCCAACAATCCTTGGCCGAAGCATCGCGCCTATACTTCTCGAACTTCGTTCTGGTGACAGCGGGGGTGACGACCTTCCGTTTCGCAATCGGATCATGGCCGACCAGCTACGCAACGCCGGACCTTGCGGCCGCTGCGTCGAAGCTCGTGCTCTTCCCCGGGTTCAACTCGTACGCCACGGACAGCGCCAACGGCTTCGCGGTCATGGCCAGCGTGTTACGCCTGGCCGGGGATTACCCCCTGAGCATCGCGCCGGTTTACAAGATCGTGTCCGGGTCACCGACACTCGCCGGGCCCATTCACTTCTCGCACATCGGATGACCGAGCCGGAACCCGCTAGCAGCTAGCACTTCTTCCCGAGAACCACCGGAAGGCGGGTTCTCGCGATTCGAACCCCGAGGAAGATGGACCGCAAAGCCCCTTGGCGGTGCGGACCTATGCCCATTCTTCCGGATGATCACGCCATGACCGCGGCATCGATCGTTGGAGGAGCCGCGAGTGCTGCAGTGAATCGATCCGCAGACACGGTCGCGAGAAGGATTGCCGACGCGTTGTGCGGGATGGCCGTTGGCGTCTTCTGTGGACCGGCCATTGCTGACGCGGCCGCAGTGCATGTCGAAACGCAGCGAATCGCCTGCGCGTTCGCCACCGGCGCGGCCGGGTTCCTGCTGCTCACGCTCGCCTTGGATTGGATCAAGGGCGCGAGCTTCCGCGAATGGCTCGGGCGATTCATCGGACCCAAAGCACCGCCGCCGCTCTGAGGTTCTCCACTCGCCCCACACACCTACCCCTCGAGGTGACCGTGAAGCGCTTACTCGCATGTCTCGTGTTCTTCGCCGCGCTCGCCGCAGCTTCGGCCGCTCCTCCCATCCCGCGATCGGATGGAACGCCGCCCGCGCCGCCGCCCTTCAAGTTCCCGCTCGTGCCGCCCGCGCTCGACCCGCCGCCCATGCCGCGGCCCGTTCCCGGTGCCGCCCTGACGCTCACCGGTGACACGGTGTACGTGATTCCGCACGACGAACCGTTTCTTCTGTTCGCCAGCCCGGCGCCGCTCGTGACGATCACCCGCGAGACCGGCCCGGTGAAGATCCGCGGGAAGTTCCTCGACTCGAAAGGCAAGATCGAGACGCGCACCTACTCGCAGAAGTTCCTTGCGATCGTCGAGGCCGCTCCCGGTGCCAAGGGGCGAGCCGAACTGATCGCAGTTCCGGCCGGGATCACCGACGAGGCCAAGGCCGAACGGCAGGCCGTCGAGGTGGACGCCGGACAGGGACCGCAACCACCGCCGGACGACGGGAAGAAGGAAGTCGCGCCGCCGCCCAAGCCCACGCCGCCGCCGGTACCGCCGGACCCGAACCCCGCTCCGAAGCCGAAACCCACGGGCCCGCTGTGGTTCGTGATCGTGTACGAGAACGATTCCCTCGACGTCGACACCGCCGCGGTGATCAACGATTCGGCCTTCTGGGACCGCCAGCGAGCCGCGGGAAACCAGTTCAAGCCCTTCGACCAGAACGAGCCCAACGCCAAGAAGCTCGGCTACGTGAAAGCCGCAACGCAGGACCAGACGGACGCCTCGGGAAACGTGATCCGGCAAGCGCCGGGCCTTCCGGCGCTGATCGTGGTCGACCCGTCGCGGCCGAATCGCAACGTCATCCGCGCCGTGCCGTGCCCGAAGTCCACCGCTGAAATCGTCGCCCTCGAGAAGGAGGTTCGCCAGTGAGCCAGGACCTACACATCGCGACCACCGGCGACGAGTTCGGCCTCGGGTGCAACGTGCCCGAAGAGTTCCCCGTCGGTGGCCCGGCCGTGCCGTTCAAGGTGCTGACCCTCGACCAGATTCGTTCCAAGCTCGCCGGAAAGCCTTCGTTCTACGGTCGCCGCAAGCTGTTCGATTTGTCGTGGAACAGCAACCAGCGCACCACGAACGCGTGTAACGGCCATGCGACCGCCCGCAGCCTGTCTCGCTCGATCTACGTGAAGACCGGCCGCAAGGTGCTGTGCAGCGGAGCCGACGCCTATTCGCAGATGAACGGCAACCGGGACGCCGGGAGTTCGCTCGTCAACGGAATGGAAGTGGTTGCCCGCGGCATCGCGACCGAAGAACTCGTTCCGTGGGATCACATCTTCACGCGGCAGATCAGCGCGGAGGCCAAGGCCGACCGCAAGAACCAGATCGGGTTCGAGCCGATTCCGGTGGACACCGAGGAAGAACTCGCGACCGGGATTCTTCTCGGGTGGTTCCCGGTGGTCGCGGTGCAGGTGGACCGCTCCGGCCGGTACGAACGCGTCGACGGTGACGGGGTGTGCACCGGCGACAACGGGCCGGGCAACCATGCGGTTGGAATCGACGACCTGCGATTGAACCCGACCACGTACGCGATCGACTTCGACCAATACGGTTCGTGGGGTGATCACGTCGCGCGAACGTTCCTGCAGTGGAACCGACACCTCCGCGAATCCGTCCGGAATCATCGCTTCTGGCTTCTCCGATCCGCGCTGGACGATCCGCGCGACCAGGAGCCGCCCGCGGTGTCGGAGTGAACCCGCTCGGGTGAATTCCGTTTCCTGCCCTGTTCGAGGACCTCAGATGAATCGTTGATCAGTGTGGGCAAGGGTGCCCTCATCGCCGCGGCGGGTGCCGCGCTCACGTATCTCGCGCAACTGCCGTTCGGGGACTTCGGACCCTACGGGCCGACGATCGGCGCGGTGCTCAGCGTGGTGGTGAACGCCGGTCGCAAATGGCTGACATCCATCGTCATCGTCGCCGTGGTCGCGATGCTGGCGCCGGTGCCGTCGTTCGCCGCCGAACCGCCCGAAGTCCGCGGAACGTTCGCCGTGGCCGACGTGCCGCCCGCGGTGAAGGACCTCGACCAAGTGAAGGCCGCGCCGCTCGCCCATTCCGTCGTGTACGTCACTCAGGACATCGGGGGAGGCCGCACCGCGGCAGGGACGGGAACCGCGATCGCCGCCGAGAACGGCAAGACGCTCATCCTGACGAACGCCCACGTCGCCCAGGCCGGACGTCCCACATCCGTGACGTACTGGTTCGAGGGGAAGCCGTACATTTCGCCTGCCAAGTTCCTCGAGGGTAGCACCGTCACCGACGCCGGGCCGCAACTGATCAACGTTCACGGGCCGGACCTCGCGTTGCTCGTGCTCGAGGTGGCCGAGCTTCGCCCCGTCGAGTTCGCCGCCGCGATCCCGGCCGCGGGTGAAGCCGTGCAGCTTTACGGGTTCGGCGCGGCCGACACGAACGGAACGACGCCGCTCCACAAGACCGGCCGGACGCTCGCCGCGGACGGCTGGCAGACCACGGCCGGGAATCCGATCCAGCGGACCTCGATCAACACCGTGAACGGGGACTCGGGCGCGGGCATCTTCAACCAAGCCGGGCAGCTTGTCGCCGTGCATTGGGGAGGCGGTGCGGAACGGCTCGACACGGTGCACGCCTTCACGGTGCAGGTGCTCGAACGGAAAGGGCTGTTCAAGCGGTTCAAGGACCGAATCGCCGCCCGCCGAATCAGCGCCGCGATCGCGAAGACGTTCAGTTTGTTCCCGGCCGCGCCCACACCGCCGCCGGTGAAGGAACCGGCGCCCGTCGCCGCCCCGGCGGTGAGCAACTGCCCCGGCGGGGTGTGCAAGCCGACCGTCCGCGGCCGTCGACGGTGACCTCGAGGGCGCAGGGATGATGTTCTCTTCGAACACGAGCGATTCGACCTCGACCGAGATTCTTCTCGCGCTCGACACGTTCAACGAATCGCTCGCCCGTGCCGGGGCCGCGGTGATCGCGTTCGCCGAGGAATTCGCCGAACTCGAGCCGCCACCTGAACCGACCGTCCCGCACTGGATTGGTCACCCGCCGCCCCAGGTGACCTCAAGGCCGCGGCCAAGGCCGAGGACCTCGACCAGGTGCCGCCCTCGACCGCGGGAGCCGAGGACCAGCAAACCGCCTTGATCGCCCATCGTTCGAACTCGGGTTTCGCTCCCCGAGTGGCTTCCGGCCGGGCCGGGTGTGGTGAGGGGAGAGGCACTCACCCGACCGGCCGGAACGCTTCTGCAAATCCCCTCTTCCAGAGGTGCACAATGAAGCTTCGGGATCGAATCAAGAAGGCCCGCGCCGAAATGGTCGCGGAACTCGTGAAACAAGGCAGCGAAGCGTCTGCGGCCGAGGAAGCCGTCGGGAAGATCGGAGACGGGCAGATTCTCGCGTGGCTGTTGCTCCACGGGCCCGACATCGTGAAGCTGATCAAGATGCTGATCGGGCTGTAAGATCGCGCCGAAGAACAACGATAGGGGTCCGGAGTTTCCGGACCCCTGTTTTCGTCTTGACCGCCGACGTGTGCCAGGCACACACTTGGCACGGTTCACGGGGTTACGGAAGGCCCTGTTTCATACAATTTCCGCCGTGGGCGCGTTGTTCAAGTCCTGTAACGCGCACTGACCGCATCAACTCTTCAGCGTGGAGGCTCGGCAACTTCCACGCTCGATTTCAGGGACTCCGCTTTGCGGTTATCCCTTCGCAATCAAATCGTTGATCCGCTTCGCAAAGGCGGACGGATCCGGCACCTTGCTGCCTTCCGCGATCAGGGCCTGCTCGTAGAGCAACCGCAGGTACGGCTCAAAACGCGGGTCGGACGCGTCCTTTGAGTGGAGAGTCCGCACTGCCTCCACCGCGGGGTTGGACGGGTTCAGTTCCAAGATGCGTTTCGAGGCGCCTTCGCCGCGGCCGAAGCGTTCCATGATCCGTTCCATGTGGGCGCTCATCCCCATCGCATCCGCCACGAGGCAGGACGCGCTCTCGGTCAGTCGTTTCGACAGCCGCACATCGGACACTTCCGGCAGTTTCTCCTTCGCCGCGGTCAGGAATGAGGCGAACTTCTGCTTCACGTCGTCGGGGATGTCCGCATCCGAGGCGCTCGTCTCGGCGCGGTCCGCGGCTTGGAGCCGCTTGCCCTTGTACTCGCCGAGTTGCGGGATTGCGAACTCATCGATCGGATCGGAGAGCAGCAGCACGTCCTGCCCGCGGGCCTTGAACGCTTCCAAGTACGGCGAACGCCGCAACTGCTCGACGGTGTCGCCGATGAGGTACGCGATCTCCGTCTGCCCCTCCGGCATCTTGGACACGTACTCTTCGAGGGTGGTGAACTTGCCGGGCTCGGTGTTCGCGGATTCGAACAAGAGCAGATCGGCGATCTTCTCGCGATTGCTCCAGTCGCGTGTGAGCCCCTCCTTGAGCACCGAACCGAGGCCCTTGTAGAACGCGAGGTACTTCTCGTACTCGAAGTTCTTCAGCCCGGCGAGCGAGTCGAGGATGTTCTTCACCACGCTCTTCTGGATCGCGTCCAAGAGCGGGTTCTGCTGAAGAATCTCGCGCGACACGTTCAGCGGCAGGTCCGCGGAATCGACCACACCTTTCACGAAGCGCAGGTAGAAGGGCAGCAGTTGCTCGCAGCGGTCCATGATGAGCACGCGCTGCACATACAGCTTGAGCCCGGCGGTCGGCTCTTCCCAGTCCATGCTCATCGGCTTCTTGGCCGGGATGAAGCAGAGCACCTTAAATTCGGTCTTCCCTTCCGCGGCGTAGTGGATGGTCGCGGCCGGGGCGTCGCTCTCGTGCGTGATCTGCTTGTAGAACTCCTGGTATTCCTCGGGCTTCACTTCGCTCTTGTTGCGCAGCCAGATCGCCTTCCGCGAGTTGAGCGTCTCCTCTTTCGTCTCCTTCTTGCCGTCCGCTTCCTCCTCCACATCCATGACGACGGGATGCTCGATGAAGTCCGAGAACTTCTTCACCAGCGAGCGAAGCTTCCATTCATCCAAGAACTCGGCGGCATCCTCTTTCAGATGCAAGATCACGTCCGTGCCGCGGCCGGGCTTCTCGACTTCCTCGATCGTGTAGGCTCCTTGGCCGTCCGAGACCCACTTCGTGGCCGGCGGGCCGTCCAGGCTGCGCGTGATGACGGTGACGGTGTCCGCGACCATGAACGCGGAGTAGAAGCCGACGCCGAACTGGCCGATAAGGCCGGGCGAGTCGCCGGCCTTGCCCGCCTGCTTCGCGGCTTCGAGGAACGCCTTGGTGCCGGACTGCGCCACCGTGCCGAGCAGGTCGATGACCTGCTGCCGTGTCATGCCGATGCCATTGTCTGAGATGGTGAGCGTCTTCGCATCCTTGTCCGGCGCGATTCGGATCTTCCAATCGGTGTTACCTTCGAGTTTCTCGGCATGGGCGAGGGAATCGAACCGCACCTTGTTGATCGCGTCGGACGCGTTCGAGATCAACTCGCGGAGGAAGATCTCGCGGTCCGAGTACAGCGAGTGCGTGATGAGGTGGAGCAGTTGCTTGAGTTCGGCCTTGAATTCGAGCGTTTCGACGGACATTTGCGATGGCTCCGATACGGGTTCGCGCTCATTTTAGAATCGCAAACCCGCAGCGGCATTCCTCCGCAAATGTGCCGTCGGTCCGCGTCAGCGACGGAAAACGCGACGGGAGCGGCTCGGGTAATGACTGACCTGCGACGAAGCCCCCGCCCCCGCTCCGCCCCGGACGAACAGGTGCATATAGCGACGGCCATCCGATCCCGTGGTCACGGCCGCCCCGGCGGTCTGGTAGGCGTCGTAGGTGCAACACGCACCCCATCCCCAAGACGGCGCGAGCGCACCGCACCCAGCCGCGTCCGCCCAAGACCCGGCGGGCAGGAAGGCGAAGTCGCCCGCACCGCCGGAGACGTGCCCGGCGATCCGATTCCGGGCACGGTAGTCTGCCGCGGCCTGTGCGGCGGCCGTGAGCCCGGGGTCGCGCGTGTACGGAGCAAGGCCGCGGGCGGCCCGTGCTGCGTTCACTTCATCGAGGGCGTCTTCCGCGGCTGTCGAGACGGGAGCGAGGGCGAGAACGAACGTGAGGGCGTACAGACGGGTCATGGTGCATCCTCCTGATGGTGAAACGAAGATGGC